TCATAAATCTTTGACTGCCATTTTGAGTGCCATTTCATCAACCGCTCGACGTTTGGTTTTAAGTGCTAACTTACCGTATAGGTTGGCTGTCAAACTTATATCAGAGTGTCGCATGACTTCTTGTACGACTTTCAAATCTTCGCCCTCATCTAAAAGTATGGAGGCAAAGGTATGCCTGAAAGTGTGCGTTCCGTGATAGTCAATGCCGCACTCGTTAAAAATTGTGCGTACCTGCCTACTAGCTATTTCGTAACTTATCTTAGATCCGTCTAGCTGGCTAAATATCAAATCTTCTTTAATGTTTAGCCCTACAGCTAGGCGTTTCTTTTTTTGGTAAGTCCTAAATCTTTTTAAAACATTTAATATAAAGTCGCTAGCCGGAAGAATTGCATCAGATGCAAGGGTTTTTGGCTTTGAGATTTTCGTGCCACCTTTAACTTTGCTAAAAGTTTTATCGATTGTAATTGTACTATCGTTAAAATGTACGTCTGACCAAGTTAGCGCGAGTGCCTCTGAGATGCGCAGACCATTTGACATAAGTAAATATATAAGTATTTTGGTACGCTCTAAATGATATTCGTCAGGTAAGCTATTTAGGTGCTCTAGTAGCGTATCGACATTTTCTTGCGACAGGCGTCTGATTTTGGTCGGCTTTTCTACCGTCTTAACTGTGACGTATTCAGCAGGATTAACGGCTATAATTTCCATGACTACCGCATAACGTAGGACGCGCTTAACGATAGACAGCGCTCGCTTGTGGTGCATTTTAATTGCTAACTGTTGGCATTTTAAAGGTGTTAACTCAGCCACTACTGCGTTACCAAAATGCGGTAATACGTGATTATTTATGATGTTTTCTGTTACGATATAGGTTGACTCGACGACTGAGTCCTTATAAACACTTTCCAGCCATAGATTTATCAACTCTTTAAAAGTTAAGCTATCTATGCTATCATTTTCTTGTGAGGCCCACGTATCTGCATCAAATTCAGCGAGTAACTGAATGCAGGCGCGTTGGGCTTGTTTTTTTGTCTCAAATCCACGACGAGTGGTCTTGATACGCTTTCCTGTTTTTGGATCAGTGCCAAGATACGCGCTAAACTGCCACGCTTCTTGGCCATTTTTCTTTTGATATTTTTTAAAATTTGCCATTGTTAATCCTCCTAAAGTTTGTCCGGGCGGGGGTTATCTTTAGGGAATATTAGGCAATAAAGGCCCGAGACGCGTTCACTACACTCAGGCCTTTTGCTTGCTACTTATTAAGATTATCTACCGCATATTGTGCTTCCTCTGGGGTAAATCTCTCACCTGCCTCTGAGGTTAGCTGCTCATAGATTGCATCATTAGACATTGACATGGTCTTTTGATAGTTTTTGGCTTTTTCCAAAGCGTTTGCTTTGTAGTCTGCTTTAAGGTTATCTACAGCATACTGCGCGGCCTCTGCAGGGAATTTCTCTCCGGTTTCAGCGGTAAGCTGATCGTAAATCCCTTGCTTAGACATGTGCATTAGTTTTGAGTAAGTTTCAGCTTTCTTTAGTGCTGCAGTGTATTCAGCAGGCACCGCAGGTTTTTCCTCTGCTTTAGAGGTTGAAACTGTTGTTTGTTCTGTTTTAACACTGCTTGATGTTGCGTTATCACTTTTGGCAGATGTGTCTGAGCTGCCACACGCAGCCAATAGTAACGCAGTTGAGCAAACTAGCCCTAAACTTAAAATTTTCTTCATTTGTACCACTCCCTGTGATATAATATTGTTAGTCATATCATATTGTATCAGCTAGGGAGTGGCTTACATTTCCTAGCTATTTTTTATAGGACTACTACACCGACGACTGAAAAATCATCGTATTCGTTGATTTGGATGTCGTCGTATTTTTTATTTAGCGACACTAGGCGATGACCCATTATCTTTTTAACATACGTTTCATTATTAAGCGTACAGACGATTATCTGTCCGTCACGTACTTCATGAGTTTTTCTTATAAACAATATCTGATTATCTTCAAATAATGGTTGCATCGAGTCACCATTAACTCTTACCACATAATCGTGATTAGGAATCTGACCGTCGTATTCAATTTCTTCTTTAAAATTATCATCTTGCCATTCGCCAGTACCAGCAGCAACGACTGCATCAAGATTAAGTGTGGTTGGAAACGGAACGACATTATCGGAAATAGTATTTTGTTCGTCTAATTTGGATTTGGCGAAATCGTAAACGATGGCTTGGTTATCAGAATTCAATAAGTTATACACTTCGTTGATATCTTTAGTTTCAACACGTGGAAAAAACGTATTAATAGAAATTCCGAAAATATCTGCCAATTCGAAAAGTATATCTTGATTTGCTTTTCTATCGCCATTTTCGTATCTGCTGATCGACTGCCTTGTCGTTTTTAACCTCTTAGCCAAATCTTCTTGTGTCATCCCCATTTGTTCACGGTAATATTTGATTTTGTTACCGATATACACTGATAATTCCATGTTTTTCACCTCCCTTACGAAAATTATTATACCATTATTAGCACCAAAATGGAACTATTTTTTTCTATTTAATAGAAATAATTTTAACTTTTTAGAATTAAAAAAATTTTTTTAGAAAAAATACTTGCCATGTAACCAAAATGGTGCTATTATATGACTGTAACCAAAACGGTTACTTGTTAGGAGGTGGAAACAATGCAAACGAAATTGTGGGAAATCAGAAAATCTTACAAAATGAATCAAAGTGAAGTAGCTGATATTTTGGGAATAACAGTACAAGCGTATCGTTTGAAAGAACAAGGTAAAAAGCAATTTACACAAGATGAAATGTTTTCGTTAAGTAACTATTTCAAACGTGATATTGAAGATATTTTTTTACCAAGAATAGCACCAAAACGGTAACAAAAAACCATAAGGAGGAAATCATGAACGAACTTTCAACTGACCTAAACGTAATTACAGCCGAAATCAACTCGTTTAAGCAGATTGCCGGTCAATCAATATGGGAAATCGGCAGACGGTTAAATTACGTGAAAGAGCATGATTTAGTGCATGGTCAATTCATCGAATGGGTAAATTCAATAGGATTTGACCGAACAGAAGCGTACAGATTTATGAAAGTGGCAAACGAATTGCCAAATGTTGACACGTGGCAACATTTAGGGAGTAGAGCATTATTTCTTATCGCCACACTGCCAGAAGAAGAACGTGAGAAAGAGCACACGACTTCCAAAGGAGAAACAAAAACAGTAGATGAAATGACTGTTCGTGAGTTGCAAGAACTCAAAAAACAACTCAAAGAAAAAGAAAAGCAAATTCAAAATCTATCTGATGTAGCAAGTGATTTAGATGAAAAATTATCGCAAGAGCGACTTAACAAGAAAGAAAAGATTGTAGAAAAAATCATTGAAAAAATTCCAGATGATTACGAACAACTGAAATCATCCGACAATGACAAGACAATCAAAATCAATGATTTAACTCGCGAAAACGACTTGCTTAAACAGAAAATCAAACGGCGGAATGATATTGAATTAGCAGAAGAGAAGCAAGCATTGCTACAAGAAAAACAGTTAGAGCGTATTCAACGTGAAGCTGATATCGATGTCTATAAATTGATAATAAACATCAATAAGTTTGTAGAAGCACAAGCGAATTACCAAAACGATAATCAAATCATTTCAACCGCTACAAAGGACGCAAAAGATAAGCTGCTGCAAGCAATTGAACGTACAGAAAAAATGTTTAATCAAATGAAAAAAGAAATAGGAGGAGAAGTAACATGGGTAATCAATTAGCAGAAAAGGAACGCACAACAGGAATCGCGTTGATTCATACGTTGCAAACACAGCAAAACCAAGGTCAAGCTTTAATTCAAGCGCTGGAAAAAGTCTACGAAATCGAAGATAAAATGACTGATTTTGAAAGCAAACTAGATGAGGCTAGAGCGTTAGTAAACGACGCAACCAAGCAAATCACAATCAATTATGAAGAACAAAAAGAAGTGCAATCAATTGTCGCTAAAATAGCACAAGATGCAACAAAAGAGCATGAGAAGAAACTGGATACTAAATTCAGTGATAATTTATTCAAAGCATGGAAAGGACGTTTCATCAATTTAATTTACAAATACATCAAACGTCGCATGAATGTAGTCAGATACACAGCGGTTAAACGTATCGATTTTAACGAGTTAAAGATGTACCTGGATACATTAAATTACTACGTATTTACCGAGAGTGAACTGCGACCTACACCAGGTATTTTGAATGTGCTGAAACTAGAAGAAACAGCTTAGGAGTTGATAACCATGCAACTACTCATAACACAATTGTTATCTGCGTTAGATAACTATATCAGGAAAGTGATACGTGAAGAAGTCAGTGCTGCAATTAAAGCAAACAAAACTACAGATGCGTATCCACAAAAGGAAACGGCAAAAATTTTAGGGATGAGTGAAGCAACACTCATATCTGAGAGAAAAAAAGGCAAGATACGAGCCTACGAAAGTGGTCGGCATGTGATGTATACAACCACTGAGATAAACAAGTATCGCGAGAAGAATACAATTTGAGTCCGGGCGGGGCTTTAAAAGGAGAAATGAACAAATGAACTACAAATTCGGAGCAAAATTCGCAAGCATATTATGGCTTGTATCAATTGTCGTAATCGTCGCGTGTGTCGACATCAACGCAGCGCTATACATGTTTTTAGGTGTTTTCATTTTCGTAATCGGAGATGGAATGAAAGAGGTAAAAGCGGAATTTATTACTAAGATGGTCGCTTTAGTGCTTTTAGTTTTAGCAGTTGGGTTAGTGATTACAGCTAAGATGATTCACTGAGGATCGAGAATGATGAGACAGTTTGATTTTGAAGCAGCGAATAAATGGCTGTCAGAAAATTGGGATGTAATTAAAGCTAGCCAGTACATTGATGTGATAAAAAGATGCATAGAAAAAGAAAAAGCCACTGACGGCAATCAGTGACTAACAAAAATAATTTACAAGTTAAGTATAGCACGAAAGGGGCAATTTTGGAATGACACCAGAGCAAGAATGGATTGACCGTAATTTGCAACCACCAGAAGAAAAAGTGATAGATGTGGAACGAGAACCAGTAGATAAATCAGTTATTTCAGATTATCCAATTTATAAAGGCGATAAGGTGATTGTCACTGAATTTGGATACAAAGCATTTCCTGATGAAGTCGACGCATTAATTGGCGAACAATTAGAGATGTATTCAAAAGACGAATTGATAGACGTTTTAGAAGCGTTCTCTGGCGACGGAATAATGATTTATCTGAAAGGCAAAATCATTAAATATATAAATCTTTTTAAGCAACAAGGAAGAGATGAAGAAATCATGGAAATACTAAGATTTGAAGAAAGGGTGATTGACTAATGGAAGAAGAAAAGAAATTAGATGTAGCAGAAATGACGTTTTATGAACGGTTAGTTAAAACGCAAATTGAAGTGAAAGCGCCGAAGAGTCAATATAATTCGTTTGGTAAATATCACTATCGATCAGCGGACGATATTTATCAAGCAGCCAAGCCGATAAACGAAAAATACGGCTTGTACCTAACTTTAACTGATGAACCATTCGAAATCGGCGGAAGAGTCTATATCAAAGCAATCGCAAAAATCGTCGATTGTTTTAATCCGTCAAATTCAATATACGTAACAGCTTATGCACGAGAAGCAGAAATAAAGAAAGGCATGGACGATAGCCAAATTACCGGCGGTGCGTCATCTTACGCGAGAAAATACGCATTAAACGGTCTTTATTTACTAGATGATACAAAAGACGCAGATACAGAAGAGTTTAAACAACAAGTTGATAGCGCGAAAGCTAAGATAATTGACGAAACAAAAGTAAAAGCATTGAAACAGAAAGTCGAAAATCTAGCTAAATTTATTTCAGAAAAAACTGGAGATGAACAATCATTTGATAAAATCTACAGCTATTTATCTGACCATAAATTCATGAAAGTTATTCCGATTGAAAAATTAGATACGGAACAATACGTGACAATCAACCGATTTGCTGACGAATTAAAAAAACGATATGAGAAACAAAAGTAGATGGAATACTCAGGAAAGATTATAAAATTAGATAACAGAAGAATAGTTATCGACACAAACGAAGATATCAATATTGAACGACTCAAAACATTGTATTTTGGATATCAAGGTCACATGGATGTAGAAGTGACAATCAGTGACCCTAGAAAATTCAGCAAACAACAACGACTATTTTATTACGCAGTGCTAGGCGATATCTATCGCTACACAGGCGAATCAGTAGAGATACTTGATGAGTTTTTCAAAAATCGCTATACCGTGCTAACAGGCGCAAGTATCAGCCTATCCAATCATTCGCAAGCGACGATGGAAGAAGTCGGTAAGTTATGCGATATCGTGATTGCGTTCGTGCTAGAGTGGAATATCCCGTTTAAAAACGGTTATGAAATTCCACCACAAAACACAGAGTGGTTTTTATACAAATGTTTAACAGAAAGAAAATGCTGCTTGTGTGGCAAGAAAGCAGATATCCATCACGCAACGCATTTAGTCGGTATGGGAAACAACAGAAAAAAGCACGACCACATTAATAGCTCGTTTATGGCGTTATGCAGAGAACATCACATTTTAATTCATAACATAGGGCTAAGCGAATTCATGAAAAGATACAATGTTTTTCCTGTTAAGTTAAATAACGAAACAATCAAAAGATTGAATATATAAGGAGGTAGAAAATTGGGAGATAGAAGAATGATCAGTAAAAAGATAACTGATACCGACAAATTTCTAGCTATGCCTTTATCCACTCAAGCGTTATATTTTCATCTTAATACACACGGAGATGATTATGGTTTTGTCGACAAAGCAAAGACCATCCAAAGAACGATTGGAGCTAGTGAAGATGATTTGAAGTTGTTGATTGCTAAACAATATATCATCCCTTTTGAAAGTGGTGTTGTGGTTATTAAAGATTGGTTTATCCATAACATCATTAGAAAAGATAGGTTGAAAGAAACTTCATATATTCAAGAAAAGCAACAATTACAAATAACTGAAAGTAGAACGTATGAACACACGACAACCAATTGTCAACCAACCGACAACCAATTGTCAACCAATTGGCGCCCTAACCTAACTAAACCTAACTTAACTAAACCTAACTTAACCCAACCTAACTTAACTAAACCGTCTAAAGACTATATATTGTCAGGCACGCCCGACTTCACATTTCCAAAATGGCTAGATGAAAAAGCAATCAACGAAATTCAAAAAGGGAATCCTCAAAATTATGAGCAACGTATTCCGATTGCTTACCTCAACCAAAAATTAGACAAAAACTACAAGTACGTTGAAAAAAATACAAAGTTAGTAAAGACAAGATTAAACGAAGGATACACGCTTGATGACTTCAAAACAGTCATTGATAAAAAAGTCACTGAATGGCAAAACAATGAAAGTATGGCTAAGTATTTGCGACCAGAAACGCTATTCGGAACGAAATTTGACGGTTACTTAAATCAACCAACAGCCAAATCAAAAGGCTACGACAATGATATAGATTTACCATTTTAGGAGGAATGAACTATGTTAAACAACACGACACTAGTAGGAAGATTGACGAAAGACCCAGATTTAAAGTACACACAATCAGGAAAGGCGGTTGCACAATTCACATTGGCAGTTACTAGAGATTTTAAAAATGCTGATGGAGAATATGACACTGATTTTATTAATTGCGTGATGTGGGGTAAGCCGGCGGAAACGTTAGCTGACCGTGTGAAGAAAGGCGAACGTATCAGTTTAGCTGGGCGTATTCAAACGAGAAACTATGAAAACAACGACGGTCAACGGGTGTATGTGACGGAAGTTGTAGCAAACACTTTCCATTTTTTAGAAACGAAAGGCGGAAACGGTGGCAACAATCAACAGAGACCAATCACTGATGACGATTTGCCATTTTAGGAGTTAGAGCATGAATATAGCAAATATGATGAGTCGTATTAGATACACGACAGAACGTTGTCCAAAGCATGATGTTCCGCTGATTTATATGGCTAGGCTAGAAGTAGATGGAAAGCCAATAGCACCATTTTGTCCAGAGTGCAATCGTGAAAAAGTCAATCAGCAAGAAGAACAAGATACGACTGAAAGAGTAGCCAAGAAACGCAAGGAACGCACATACGGAATGCTAAAGCGTAGTTCGATTGTTGGAAATGACAAGATGTTTAGCAAGACGTTTGATAATTTCGACGTGACTTGCAATGAAACGCAAAAGGTTAAGATGCAAGCTATGAGAATTGCTGAAAGCTATTTAGCTAGAGAAGAATTTAATTGCATCTTAACCGGCCAACCAGGTACAGGTAAAAGTCACTTAGCTATGGCTATTTTGCAACACGTCAACGAAAATGCGCAACCTTACATGAGTTGTTTGTTTGTCAGTTTGATTGATTTGCTAGCTGAAATCAGAGAGAGTTTTAACAGCCAAACGGAAGGTATTTCTGAATCCCAAGCTACGCGATTATTGCAGCGAGCAGATGTATTAGTGATTGACGATTTAGGTAGTGAGTCGAATTTTACAAGCGACAATAGTCAAGCGAGCGATTTTATTCAAAGGGTTTTGTTTCAAATTTTGAACGCTAGATCTAGGACAATCATTACAACCAATCTAAGTGGTCAAGAGTTAAAAAAGATTTACAATCCAAAAATTGTTAGTCGAATGTTAGAAAATGCAAAACAGGAACATTTTCTAAACATGACAGGAATCAAGGATAATAGGAGGAAATTTTGATGTTAGTTAATCAAGGAATGGGCGTTTTTAAATTCGTAGCTGAACCTGTGACAAAAGAAAGACGCAAGGAAAGTCAAAGAGAATTAGAGCGAATTATTGAAGAAGCTAGCAAATATCTTGGAAATGAGGTTGTTCATGAGCAAGTACAAAAATAAAAAAGTCGTAGTGGATGGCTATAATTTTGACTCAAAGGCTGAAGCGAGGTACTACGAAAAGTTAAGAGATAGTGGCGAGTCATTCTCGTCGCTATCAAACGAATACTGGGAGATGCAGAAGTCAATACCAGTGTTACCAGCATATGTATTGCCTAGTGGTCGTAAAATCCAGGCAATCAAATACAAAGCCGATTTTGTTAAATATAGAGATGGCGAAATAGTCAAGGTTGTTGATGTCAAAGGCTACCAGGACAATACATCAAAGCTGAAGATGAAAATGTTTAGTTACGTGTACAGATACGAAGTTGTGTTTGCTAAATACGACAGAAAGACAGACACATTTGAAGAGATGAGCTGCTTTGACAGTCTTAAATTGCAAAATCAGCGAGCGAAACTTAGACGCGAGAAAAAGAAAACCAAGAATACCGTTTAAAATCGTTTATCAGGCGTTTTAAACATATTGAGTATAAATATATTAAAACTAAATAAAAATAGCTTAGAAATGAAATTAGGGGATAAAAGCGTATATTTTTGAGTGAAAGAGATTGTACAGGAGGAAATCATGAAGAAGAAATGCAATGTATGTGGTGGAACAGGACGAATGGTTAATCGCAAGGGCAATTTTGTAAAAGTGACTAACTGTAGCTATTGCAGTAAGCCTGAAGACACCGTTGTAAGTATAGACAGACTTAATCAAAGTTGGATGAAGGAGATGAGAAACCGTGGCAAGCGTTGATTATGAACAAGCTGTAGCTATTCTGAATCAGATCTGTTTTGAGGATTGGCGTGTGGCTTTCGAAAGATTAACACCAGATCTGCAAGAATTTGTCAACACAGCTATGAGTGGAGTCCTTGACATCGGTCGTGGTAATGGAGAATGGGAAATTTGTGAAGTGACGAATGGTCCTGAAAATAGTTTGATAATAGATAACAAATCATTTAAATATTTTGCTGATTGTGATGTTTGGGTGTCTGATTGTGGAAATGTTATTAAAATATGGGAATTGAATAATCGCAGAAGTAAGTATGTAGAAATTAAAGTGTTGAAAATTCATAAGTCAAAAACAGGGAGACTGTACTTCTGGCATCAGCAGAAACGAAGATATGTCGATTCTGTCGTTTATGAATTGTTTGTTGGTACATTGCCAAGATTTATCGTACACATTGATGGAGATGAGTCCAATTGTAAAGTAGGTAATCTAGCAAAAGGTACAAGAATAAACGGAAAGGTGGAAATAGCATGCGAATGATGAAGTTGACGGAGGAAGGGGTGAAGATAGTTGGACAACGATATTATCAAAATCTTTTGGACAAATGTTGATAAATATCGGCGTAAGAGATATTTAACTTGGGAAGATTTAATCAAAAGTCGTGACGCGAGAGGATGTATCAGAGGAACGAAGAATGTCACTTTAAAAACTGTGCAATATATCGCTGAGAGATTAAGGATTAGTGATTATACGATTTTATTCGAAGGAAGTGACGACTGATGCCGACAGCTGAGTATTACCAAGCGATTAAAATTTTAAACAGCAAATACGAAGATAATTGGGGAATTGCGATAGATCTATGCACGGAAAGCGAAAGAAATTTTATTCGTGAAGCAGTTGGAGCGTCCAATTGCGAAGCTAGTGACGCAGTAAGAGTTGCGACTTTCAAGAAAAGCAGTAGTGGTGGACTATATCGCAATGGAAATATATTTAGAATCCATCCAGAATATAGCGATATGTTAGTCAGCACGACTGGACAGATTTATTTAATACTAAAAAAGCTAGAAGAGACTTCAGCGAATGCGATTTATCGTATTAAACGATTAGAGCGGTCAAAATATCGCTCAGAGACAAGAACGAGTATTATGTATCTCGGAAAGTGTCTGATGGTTAATTATTTAGTGTACGACACGTTCGTAGGACGAGATGGCAAAAAAGGTAAGGTAATTAATATCGACGGAAATATCAGAAATTGTAGATTGTCTAATTTGAAGATAGAAACACCTTTAGATAAATTCAAGCGTTCGGAATTGTACAAGGATTTAGAAAAGATTATTGAAATGAGACAACAGAAAATTACATTTGAGAAGATGTCGGAAATTTTAGGTGTGAATGTACCAGCACTGAAACATTTTGTACAAAAAGCGAAAAAGCTAGGAGTGATTGAATGATATGGCATATTCAGGTAGTTGATAGTGAAAACAATATAAGACAGCAAGTTGATTTCGAAGGTAGTGAAGAAAATGCCCAAAAATTATCAATGAAGCTGCACAGTGAATATAAAATTGCACATCCTGAACCTATGAATTACACGCCTGATAGGCCTAGACGTTCAAGACATAGACGAGCAAGGATGAGTTTAGATTAATCGGAGGAAGTCGCTTGATGATTATTTTCAAAGGTAGCTTTACAAAAGTTATCGAGGACATAAATATCACGCTTTTGACTGAGTTTGCAAAGTTTAAGTATCAAGAGTATTTAAACTCGGTAGGTCGTAAAATTGGTAAGTTTGCTGGATATAACGGATGCAGTGGTCGTGGCTACCATAATGATTGTATCGAGTATGATACTGGGTATAGCTTAGGAATTTATCTGGATTTTAAGTATTATAGAATCACAGTTAAAGAGTGGAAAGGCAGAAGTTTGGATGGCTATCTGCCTGGTATATACACAGATGAATTTGAGTGATATTCGCGTGAAAAGTTGATATATCAATAAATATTCGCGCGAAAATAAAAAAAGCCAGATTCCTCCGGCTATGAAGTAATTTAACAATACACTTAATTATATCATAAAAGGGGCGATTTGGTTGATGTTATTGCAAGAAGTTGATATTAAGAAAACAAAGACAAATGCACGCAAGACTCTGAAGAATTACAGGCGCTTGGAACGGATAGTTGGAAGATCTAGCATTGATATTAAGTCGCCGATTATCAGTGATATGCCACGAATTCCAACGCATGGAAATAAAATTGAAGACGCCATTGTACAGTTAGCTGATGCAGAAGTGGAGATTGATGCAATGGTTTCAGCGTTAAAAGCGTTGAGTTTGATAAGTAGACAAGTGCTTCTCTACAGTTTTTGCTCAAAAGACATTTATACGAATTATAAGATTAGTCAAGAGATGGGCTATTCGGAAAGAAGTATCGAAAGAATGAAAAGCATTGCCTTGGTTGAATTTGCTGAAGCTTATAGGAATGGTAAATTAATTGCTTACCGATAATTTTGGCGGTTTTTTGGCGGTAATATGGCGGTTTTAACCGTAAAATAGGTGTTATTATGGTATTGTCAGAGTTAGGGGCAGACTTGCTACTCACACAAAAATTTAAAATGAAGGGAGGTGACATCTTCCTTCGTTAATCTTTCACGTGAGCATGCTTCTGATTTAGGCAATCACAAAACAGATTGGAGGAAGGTCCCTCTAAGCGCTGTTTTGAAATACGCTAAAGTCCAGCTCTGCGGAAACAGGGTTGGCAAGCGACCGTGTATCGTGTATATATAGCTGTCATGCACGGATGGCAGCTGACATTTAAGACTTCTTTCTTTATACTCCCAGGCGTAATGGACGGCGCCTGGGTATTTATCTGGAGGAAAATATGCAAGATATTAAAATTATTTATAAAAATATCGATGAGTTGGTGCCTTATGAAAACAACCCACGTGACAATACTGCTGCCATTGATGCAGTAGCCGCCTCTATAAAGGAGTTTGGGTTTAAAAACCCGATTATCATCGATAGCGAAAATGTAATCGTGGCAGGACATACGCGGCTAAAAGCGGCACAAAAGTTAAAAATCCAAAACGTGCCCTGTGTGGTAGCTGACGACTTAACGCAGGAACAAGTTAACGCGTTTAGGTTGGCTGATAATAAGACAGCTGAGTTGGCCGAGTGGGATTTGGAATTATTAAATAGCGAGTTAGAGTTAATTGATGGCATAGACATGACTGAGTTTGGTTTTGAGTTAGATATAGCAGATGAGCAGGAAGTCGTCGAAGATGAATTTGACGAAGAACTACCTGAAGAACCTCAGACAAAGCTAGGCGACATTTACCAACTGGGCCGCCACCGACTCATGTGCGGAGACAGTACTGATGTCGATAGTGTAAAGACACTAATGGGGGGTACAAGGCCGACCTACTTTTGACGGACCCGCCTTATAATGTGTCTTACGAGGGTAAGACGAAAGATGCTTTAAGAATAAAAAAATGATAACATGGCTAATGACAAATTTAGAGACTTTTTGAAAAAGGCATTTGCCGCTGCTGACGAAGTGATGAAGTCGGGAGCGGTATTCTACATTTGGCACGCGGACTCTGAGAGCTATAACTTTAGAGGTGCGTGCTTTGACATAGGATGGACGGTCAGACAGTGCCTTATTTGGAATAAAAACACGATGGTTTTAGGCAGGCAGGACTATCACTGGAAGCATGAGCCTTGTTTATATGGGTGGAAGGATGGAGCAGGCCATTTGTGGGCTGCTGATAGAAAACAAACGACGGTTTTGAATTTTGATAAGCCGAATAGAAATGGCGAACACCCGACGATGAAACCCGTGGCATTATTTGATTATCAAATTCAGAATAATACAAAAGGCAGGGATATCGTACTCGATCTATTTGGCGGCTCGGGTACAACCATAATAGCTTGTGAACAAAATGGTAGGGACGCTTGCGTTATGGAGTTTGACCCTCGATATGTGGATGTCATTATTAAACGCTGGGAGGAATTCACCGGCGAGAAAGCAATTAAATTAAATTAGGGTTACAGGCCGGGGACTTGCAACGTTAAGGCCTTAACATATAGGGACGAGAACTACCAACTCGTCCTTTTTATTTTTAATGAGGAAGTGAGGCGGTATGGCGAATGAAGATAATTTAAAACCTCAAAACAAACGAACAAAGAGTGAACAAAGAGAAATTGCTAAAATGGGCGGAATTGCGTCAGGGAAAGCCAGAAGGAAAAAAGCCAACCTAAAAAAGGCTTTAAATACAATTTTGACTGCCGAGGCGACTCATAAAACTGCAGCGGTATTGGAGTCGTTGGGATTTGAAAATACAAACGAGATGGCCATCATGCTGTCACTTACGCAGCAGGCTTTAAAAGGTAACGTGCGAGCAATTGAATTAATTAATAAGATGGCTACGAGCGAGAAAGATGAGCTTGACCGTAAAGAACAGAAAGCACGTATCAAACAGCTTGAGTTATCAAACAAGGCGGCTGCAGAAGATACAACCGTTAATGATGAGCAGATTATTATCGTCGACGAATGGCAGGAAAATGAGGAGGAAGAAGATGGCTAAAGTTTTTAATATTCAAAAAAACGTCAACCCTCACTTTAAAAGCGTCTGGCTCTCAAATAAACCTTATAACATTCTTAAAGGCGGCCGGAACTCATTCAAAAGCTCAGTCATTGCTCTGTTGTTAGCTTATAAAATGATACAGTTTACGCGCAAAGGACAGGTGGCTAATATAATCGTTATTCGCAAAGTCGGTAATACTATTCGAGATAGTGTTTATAAAAAAATTCACTGGGCTTTAAATATGCTAAACGTCGGATCACAATTTAAGTCGACGGTATCGCCTTTTAATATCATTCATAAAAAGACGGGCTCGACCTTTTATTTCTACGGCCTAGATGACTTCCAAAAATTAAAATCAAACGACGTGTCTAATATCATCGCAGTTTGGTATGAAGAAGCTGCAGAGTTTAAGAATGAGGAAGAGTTTAACCAAACCAATATCACTTTTATGCGGCAAAAGCACCCTCGACTTAACTATGTGCAGTTTTTCTGGTCTTACAATCCTCCACGCAATCCATACAGCTGGATTAATGAGTGGGTTGAAAGTTTAGAAGGCGAAAAAGATTATCTGATACACTCGTCCAGCTATTTAGATGACGAGTTAGACCTGATACACGAGCAAACTTATGCCGAGATTGAACGTATTAAACGCAATGACTATGAGTATTATCGCTATTTGTATTTAGGCGAGCCAGTTGGTCTTGGCACGAATGTATATAATTTAAATCTATTTAAACAAGTAAATGCTATACCGAGTGAAGAACGCATCGTCTATGTTTATTTTGCATGCGACTCAGGTCACCAGCAATCAGCAACGACCTGCCTGTGTTTGGCTTTGACCAACGCAGATAATGTGTATTTGATAGACACTTATTACTACTCCCCTGCTGGTAAGGTCGACAAAAAAGCACCAAGCGAATTATCGCGTGACTTGCACGACTTTGAGCAGTCAATGATGAGTCAGCCACTCTTGATAACGCGGAACATTCGCAAGCGCACCATAGATAGCGCTGAGGGGGCTTTGAGAAATCAATACAAAAAGGACTATCGAATAAAGTGGCATCCGGTTAAAAAGAAAAAGAAAATAGTCATGACGGAATTCGTTCAGTCGCTTTTAGCGGAAGGGCGATTTTTTTATTTGCCAACTAAGAACAATCTAAAGTTTTTTATCGAAGAACATAAAAAGTACCAGTGGGATGAGAAAACTGTCATGAATGACGATCCTAAAGTTATCAAAGAGGACGACCACACATGCGACGCGCTGCAGTATTTCGTGGTCGATAATTTAAAGGACCTTAAGCTTAAAGATAAGACCGGCGCGAAAATTATGAAGTAAAGGAGGCTAAACCTTGGAACTAACAACTGCAAGAAAACTGATTAAAAAATTAGAGAACAAGGCAGCTGAAAAACAGAGCGCTATACAGTTGGCTGAGCGCTACTACGCTAACCAAAACGACATCCTATTTAAAAAGGACACGCGCACGGATAAGAACGATAATCCCTTGCGAACGGCTGACAATCGACTATCTCATGCTTGGTATAGTCTGCTTGTCGACCAAAAAGCGAGCTACGTGGCTGGATATCCGCCAACCTTTGACCTGGGACATGACGACTTAAATGACAAAGTTAAAAGCTATTTAGGCGATAATTTTACGCGTTTAACTCGTCAATTAGTCGTTAATGCCTCAAATGCGGGTATCGCGTGGCTGCATCCGTATCGAGATGCTGATGGCTCTATCCAGTTGACGGTGGTAGATGCCGCACAGATTATTCCGATTTACGAGCCTGGTTTTAAATCTAATAAACTGGCAGGCTTTTGGTGGATTTACGACAGTTACGACGACAACGCAGATGAGATTACAGTATTTGAGTTTTGGGATGATGAAAAATGCACAAGCTTTTACATCGAAAAAGGCGAAACGCATGACCTGGATGTGAACCTTAAAACCTATGACATTTTTCGTCTGATTGACCTTAGCACACGTGAGAACATCGGCATGACCAACGAATACGTGCATGGCTTTGGATGTGTACCGTTGTTTGCCTTTAGAAATAATCCACAAGAGTCCATTGACTTGGATAAAGTGAAACAGCAAATCGACGTTTACGATAAGGTCATGAGCGGCTTTGTGAACGATGCAGATGACGTGCAAGAAATTATCTTCGTGTTAACCAACTATGGTGGAGAGGATAAAAACGAATTTCTGACTGACCTGAAACGTTATAAGATGATACAGCTTGAAAGTGATGACGAGAGCAAAGGCGAGCTGAACACGTTGGCTATCGACATCCCAGTTGAAGCGCGTAGTAAGATTTTAGAGATTACGCGCGAGGCTATTTTTGTGCTTGGTCAAGGCGTGGACCCTCAAAAAAATATAGGGACTAACAACAGCGGCGTGGCATTAAAGCAGATGTATGCCTTGTTAGAGTTAAAGGTATCGGCTTTGGAGGCAGAGTTTCGCGCAGGCTTTAACGAATTACTGCGATTTATTTTAAGTCAAATCGGTGCACCTGCTGATACGATCATTACGCAGACCTGGACACGCACGCTGATCAGCAATGACGCGGAAATGGCTGATATTATTAGTAAATTGGCAAGTGTCACCTCGCGTGAAAATATCGCGAAATCTAATCCAATCGTTGAGGACCCAGAAGAAGAGTTGGAAAACTTGGCCAGAGAAAAACAGGAAGACTATCAAATGGTAGACGGTTACCGCACTGATGACGAGGTAGAAATCGACGAAGAAGAAAGTAGTGACGAATAATGACCACATACTTTGAGAAACGCATGAATCGCCTCGCTTTAAGACGCGAGAAACAAATCGACGACTACTTGGCCGCTTTTGCACGTAGGCAAGTCAGCCTTGAGAACTCAATCCAAGCAGAAATTGACCGTTTTATCGAGCGCTACGCAGATAAAAGCGGACTGGACCTAGAAGAGGCAGAAAAGCTTTTGAGTAAGCAGGAGCAAGCAAACTGGTCTATGACTTTGGCCGAGTTTCGGGAAAAAGCGATTAAAGGCGGTTACCAAGACGAACTCGATTTAAGCTATTTTAAAAGCCGTGTCAGTCGTTTACAGCGACTTAAGGGACAAATATACATGTTAGGTGCTAAACAAGCCGTGAGCGAGCGTGAGAGCCTTTTAGATTATCTAACACGCTTTGGGCATGAAAGCTTTTATCGCCTACTCTACGAAATCACAGATAGAGGCGCAGTCGACTTATATATCGACTGGGGCAAGTTTAATCTGACTTACTTTAAACGTGTAGCCTCGTATCAGTGGAAAGGCTCTGATTTTAGTAAGCGCATCTGGCATAACTACACTAAGGAGTTGCCTGAACGCGTTTCTCGCGCGTTAACCCTTGGCGCGGTCCACGGTTGGGGCGTGGATGAAATGATGCAAGAGGCATTTAAAGGTGTTAAAGACGTGACCAAGCGTCGTATGTATACGCTAATCCAGACAGAAGCCGCCCACGTTGCAGAAATGGCTGCAGCTGATACTTACAAAGAGGCAGGCATTGACCAGTGGAGGTGGCGAGCAACCTTAGAAGTGCATACCTGCGACAGATGCGCCAGTTTAGACGGCCAAACGTTTGAGGTAGATGGTCCACAAGCACCTCCGCCAAGCGCGCATCCAAACTGTCGCTGCTTTAGTGAGCCAGTCATTGAGGGTTGGGAACCGGCCAAGCGTTGGAGCCGTGACCCTGTGACTGGTAAAGGCGAGTTTGTCAGCAATTTAACTTTTAAAGAGTGGAGGGACCAAGTCGCATGAGTTTTTTAATATTTGCTATTAAAGCAATAGCCGTGTGCATTTTAGCGCCATTTTTAACTTTGTTAGGCTGTTTGAGTGTCTCAATTTGTATTTTTATTGTCAAAGAGATGATTGATTTGATTAAGGAGGACAATACATGAGACCTTATAAAGTAGTTAACGTGTTAGGGACACCCTACACGATTTATATTGACGTCACTAAAGCAGATAAGCCACTGCTTGACGAGGTGGACGGGTATTGTGATACGACCACCAAAGAAATATTTGTCGCAAAATTTGAGGCAACGTATGACTCGCTGCAAGACCCGGCATTTTATGTCAATAAGGTACTTCGCCACGAGTTAGTGCATGCCTTTTTATATGAGTCGGGACTAGACGTCAGCTCACATAATGGCTGGGCACGCGACGAAGAGATAGTCGACTGGATAGCGTTCCAGTTGGAAAAAATCGCTGCGGCGGTTAAATACGTAAAAATTTAGAGCGTATCTCAAATAGATAGGCTCTATTTTTTATACCCTCGACCCGGTTAAGTCGTAAAACTGAGACCTAATCCAATCGAGGTCGTTACTCGTAAAAATAACGTAAGGAGGAAAATTTATGAAGCGAGAAGATTTAGAAGCATTAGGACTAGAAAAAGAAGTCGTCGATAAAGTGATGGGCTTATACGGTCAATCCGTCAACCAGCTTAAAACGGATTTAGACACAGAAAAAGCCAAGACTGCAGGGCTGGAAAAGGATATTAAAGAACGCGATAAAGCCTTAGAAGAGTTACAAAGCAAGAATAAGGACAACGCAGACTTATCCAAAGAGCTGGCAGAACTGCAAGCAACTTACGCCGACTTACAGAACAAATCTAAGCGAGAAATCGAAAATCTGAAACGTGACAATGCAATCGCCGCAGCATTAGCAGAGGCGAAAGCAAAAGACCCAGCTTTAGTGGCCAAGTCTTTAGATTTAGATTTAATCAAGCTAAACACAGACGGCACGGTGGCTGGATTAAAAGAACAAGTGGAACAATTAAAAACCACACACGCGTATCTGTTTGATATGGGCACTAGTGCAGCCGCTGACCACAATCGCGAGCGTAAAACATCTCAGTTTTCGAGCGATTTAGCGACCGCCATGAAACAGGGTGACTTTAATCTCACAGAGTACGCCTTAAAAATGCAAAAATTAGGAGATGATATTTAATGGCAGACGAATTAACTAAAGTAGTCGATATTATTACACCTGAGCTTTATATGGACTACATGAATATTTTTACTAAAGAAAAATCTGCGCTATTACTATCAGGCGCAGCGGTATCAGATAGCACTGTTTCAGAAAACATTTCAGCAGGCGGTTTACTTGTGAACATGCCAATGTGGAATGACTTAAACGGTGAAGATGAGGTCATTGACGACGGGGCTAAAGGTTTAACAACCGGCAAGATTGTAGCAAGTGCGGACATCGCAGCGGTTATGTATCGTGGGAAAGGTTGGTCCGTTAACGAGTTAGCCGGACAAATTGCTGGTAGTGACCCACTACAAGCCTTAATGACTAAAATCGGGACTTACTGGTTACGCCGTGAGCAACAAGTGTTTATCAGCGTATTAAATGGTTTATTTGCTGCAGCGGATAGCGGTGCGAGCTTGCCAGCTGGGGTGCTTAACAAGACACACTTGTTAGATAAAAAAGGCTCTAACATTGATAAGTACACAATTTTAGACGCTAAGCAGTTGTTAGGAGATGCAGCGGACCAATTATCATTAATTGTCATGCACTCAGCGATTTACACAAGCTTGCAAAAATTAGAGCTTATCGATTACATCCAACCTAGCCAAGGCGGTCAACGTATTCCGACTTACCAAGGTTATCGCGTGGTCGTTGATGATGGCGTGCCAAGTTATGGCTCTGGCGCGACAAAATACTACACGACTTACTTGTTTGCTGAAGGCTCTATCGGTCGCAACACTGGTACACCTGGGCGCTTGACAATGTTTGAAACAGCTCGTGATGCAGCTAAAGGTAACAATAACATCTTTACCCGTCGTGCGTTCACAATGCACCCTTATGGCGTTAAATTTACCAACGTGGATCGCGAGTCAGGGTTTATCACGCCAACCAACAAAGATTTGGCCAACCCTAAAAACTGGGCAAAAGTTTACGAAGATAAAAATATCGGTATTGTGGCTCTTTGGTGCAAGCCTTTAGCTTAGGCGGTGGTCGATATGATGACCGCTGAGCAAAAACAAGCCATGACTGATACACTGACCAAGTTAGTCAGCCCAGAGATTGATGAGTTTCGCGTGACCTTTATCTTAAACGCAGTAGTGGACTATATTTTAAACTACTGCCATTTAGATGAGTTACCGGACAAGCTGGTTAACGTGGCGATTTTAATGGCGACAGATGCGCTGATTGACCTTAACTTGCAAACCAACGCACCTGACCAGTTAGGCGAGGCCAAGAGCTTAACGGAGGGCGACTTCACAATCCAAGCCTTTACCTTAGCCGACATGACCGCAGCTATGGCAGGTTTGTCGAGTAAGTCGTATCTCAAAAAGTATTACAAGCAGCTTAACGCATGCCGGAAATTACCTTAGGAGGTGGTCGTCATGGGTTTTTACGACCACGCGAGGGATATTTTCGAGCGACAGTACAATTGCACTTTTAAACTGTTTAACTTGCGGACGGTATCCAAAGAGTCGGACAGTCCTTTTGATGATCCGTATGACGTGAGCGAGTGGGTCGAGATTTTAAGTGACCAACCTTGTCGCATTAGTATGCGCACGCAATCGGGGCCCGCGGAAGTTAAAGAGCCTTATGCTGAGGCTGACTTAGTCCCTTATCTGTACTGCTCGCCACTGGTTGATATTGCCACAGGTAGTCGCGTGGAAGTTACAGACGTGCACGGTCATGTAACCTTGTACGAGTTAAGTGGCTTGCCACTCAATCACTACGTCACGCATCAAGAAATACAACTGCGAAAGGTGGTTAAGGCATGAGTTTTGATTTTAGTGAGATTAAGGAGTTTGCTAACCACCTCAGCGCAGTTAAGTTTTCAAGCGACGAGTTTAAACTCGAGGCGGGTAAGACAATCGGCGCCATGATGAATGCGAGTCTTAAAAGCCTGACCCCTGTCGGCCAGTATCCCGAGGGCAGTGGCAAACAGGGCGGAACATTAAGGCGTGGATGGTTTAAATGCCCGACCGTGTTGCAAGGCTTAGATGTTATTGTTGAGTCTCAAAACAATACGTATTATGGGCCTTTTGTCAATTACGGTCACCGTACTCGTGGTGGAAAGGGCTGGGTCGAGGGGCAGTTTTTTGTCGAAAAGGCCCTAGCAGACATCGATAGTAATGTAGACCCTATCTTAGAGGCGCGCTACATGGCTTATCTTGAGGAGTTAATGGGAGGCTAGGCAGATGGATATTATGACAGCAATCGGCTACGCGCTTAAGAAAGCCGTACCTGATATCAAAAAAATTTATCGCGAAAAAACCGAGCAAGGCTTTGTCGGCCATAGCTTTTATGTGTATCCCATCTTTGAGCGAGCAGCTGCTGAGATTAGTAACTATGAGATGCGCCGACTATCGTATTGTGTCGTGTATTTTCCTGATGAGAGCAAACGTAATGTAAATGAGCAGCTAGACATTATGCGCGCGCGGCTAATGGCAAGCTTTACGCATCTACCTGAGGTCAATCTGAGACTTTTGGAGCGTGAGGCGACACCAGTAGATGGCGCGTTAAATTTTACCTTTAGTGTGCGTTATCGAGGCCTTTACACGCAGGCTGAAACCTCGATGGCAACCTTAACACAGAGAGGAGGAGTTGCGAATGGCAACTAAAAAAAAGGAGCAATCCTCAGTCTTGTACAGCAAGTCAGAGATTTTGCAAGCGACCGACGCGTTTACGCGCATCGAACGAGATTTTTTATCTGTCTACCTATCAGACGGAGAGGTCTACTCGATTACCGACGCGCGCGCGGTTTTAAATAAAAAATTAAAGGAGGCTATTAAATAATGGCTGGAGGTATTTGGACAGCGCAGGACAAGGTACGTCCGGGCGCTTATATCAATGTACAAGGCAATGGCAAGGTCGGCACTAGCTCTGCAGTTAGCGGCATCATGACCATCCCATTACCTTTAAAATTTGGACCAGTTGGCAAGGTCCTAGAGTTAGATGCATCAAGTGATTTAACAATTTTAGGTAACACGTTGAGCGACCCTGAAATGCTGTTACTTCGCGAGGCTTTTAAACGTGCACGTAAGGTCTTGCTTTACCGTGTAGGTGGTGGGACAAAAGCGACTAAGACAGAAGGCACTTTAACCGTGACTGCACAATATCCAGGCACACGAGGAAATGCTATCTCGGTGGTGGTTACTGCCAATGCTAACCTAGCGTCAACTTTTAATGTGGTGACTTATCTTGACGGAGTGGCGGTAGACACGCAAACAGTCGCGACCATTGCGGAGTTAAAACCTAATAAGTTGGTTACGTTTAGTGGGACTGGAGCAGCCGCTAAAGCAACAATCGCTTTAGAGGGCGGAACAGACACCGACGCACAAGCCAATGATTACGCGAAGTACTTTGAAGCTATCCAAGTGTACGAGTTTAACACTATGGCGCTACCTGTCACTGATGATGGAATTAAGGCAACCGCAGCAGCCTTTATCAAGCGATTACGTGACGAAGAGGGTTACAAAGTGCAGTTAGTCGTGGCTAACCATGATGCTAACCACGAGGCAGTGATTAACGTATCTAATGGGGTTGTTTTAGCAGATGGTACAAAACTAACGCCAGAACAATGTACCGCTTGGGTCGCTGGAGCAAGTGCCAGCGCAGGCGTGACTGGTAGTTTGACTTATGATACCTACGACGGTGCAGTTGATGCGAACCCTCGCATGATTAATAGCGACATTATTGATGCGTTAAAAGCTGGTAAGTTTATCTTTACGGAAAAACGCGGCACAGCCGTAGTAGAGCAAGACATTAATAGCTTGCACACCTTTACAAAAGACAAAGGCAAGGACTTTAGCAAGAATCGCGTCTTACGTGTATTAGACGATATTGCAAACAGCTCTAAGAAAACCTTTGAAGATAATTATATTGGCAAGGTTAACAATAACACAGACGGTCGTGAGTTATTTAAAGCAGACCGCATCGGTTACTTTGACCGCTTGCAAGGTATGGGCGCAATCGAAAACTTTGTGCCGGATGACATTACCATCGCACAAGGCGATAGCAAAGACAGCGTATTGTTAGATGTTAAAGTCCAACCAGTAGACGCAATGGAAAAATTATACATGACGGTAGTCGTCGAGTAAGGAGGTAAGTAAGATATGGGATTTTTAAATGCTAATGATGTGATCAACGGTCGTGAGGGCACTGCCTTTATCACGATTGACGGTCGAAACATTCCAATGTTTTTCCTCAAAAATATTGAGGCGACAGTTGAGTTAAACAAAGCCGAGGTACCTGTTTTAGGCACACGAATGGTCCAACAAAAAGTGACCAACGCATCAGGCTCTGGCTCAATGACTATCCATAAAGTGACAAGTGAGTTTGCTAAAATCGGCGTAGACTACTTAAAATCAGGTCGTATCCCAGACATCACGATTAAGGTCACTAATGATGACCCTCAATCGTCAGTCGGTCGTCAATCGACTTTATTAAAACACGTTATCTTAGATAGCGTAGTCATTGCTAAATTAGATGTTGAGTCCGATACTTTGGACGAAGATTGCGACTTTACATTTAATGATGCAGATTTACTTGAGACTTTTGTAGAGCCTACATTGCTATAATCGTATGGCTCTTTTTTGTGCAGCAGGGGTGCACTGCTGCTGCACACGTTTTTAATTTAAGGAGGACTAAAAACAATGGCAGAAATTATTGATATTAAATCATTCTTAGTTAAACCTGAGGCAGAGCGTCGCGAGATTAAGTTTGAACGCTTTGACGCGCCTTTTATCATTGAGAGCATCACCGAACGCGAGAACGCTCGCTTACGTAAGATGAGTACGACTCAAAAACGTAATCGTCAAGGTCAGACAGAGAAATCTTTAAACACAGACCTTTATGTGGCTAACTTAATGGCTCGCAGTGTGGTGCAACCCGACCTTAATAACGCAGAACTGCAAACGTTCTTCGGCACAGAGGGCTCTGCAAGCGATACGTTAAACGCGATGCTACTACCTGGCGAGTTTGCTAACTTGCAAGAGGCAGTGCTTGAGCTTAATCACTTTGACGACGAGTTGGAAGTGCGTGAACAAGTAAAAAAATAATGCAGGATGAGGGGAGTGGTGACTTTTGGTATGCGTACCATGCTTACCATAACAACAATTTACTACCCTCTCAATATGCACGCCTCAGTACAAAAGAAAGAGGTATGATCATGGCCTTTATCGACTTAAAAATCGAGGCAGAGGAGAAAGAATACAAGAAGATGAAATCTCAATCTAAAAGGAGGTAAGGCCAATGGCTAAGACGTTAACAGCGACACTTGCTTTACGTGATAAGTTTACCAAAACATTAAATAAAATCGACTCAAGTCTTGCAGCAACCGTACAGCGCATGGAAGAGTTGAAACAAAAAGCAACTGCCCCAGCGCAGGCGTTTAACAATTTAGCCACGAAAGCCCAGAGCGCTATGAGTCGCATGAGTAATGGCATTAAATCTGGCATGAGCGCCGCGAGTAACGTGGTCAAGACAGGCGCGAGTCGCATTATCAGCTTATTTGGCAATTTCGGAAACCGCATTTCCAGCGCGTTAAAATTGGACAACATTAAAAGTGCCTTTAGTAATGCGTTTAATACCTTTACAGGCACAGCTAAACGCGTCATGAGTAATGTCGTATCAAGTGTACAGACAGGCATGGCTAAGGTCGGCATGGCGATTAAGGCCAGCGCACCTTACTTTAAACAGTTTGGCAAGGACTTTAAGAAAGGCTTTGAGCAATCAGGTAAGGTTGTCATGGGGTTTGGCGACAAGTTGCTAAATGTGACCAAGGTTGCAGCTCTAGGTGGTGCGGCCGCAGTTGTTGGATTAGGTAAAAAGGTCTATGACGTGGCCGGCGGATTTGACCAACAAATGGCCAGAGTTAACGCGATTACTGATGAGGTTGGCGTGTCTTACGCTGACCTGCGTAAAAAGGCAATCGACTTAGGGGCACAGACAGCCTTTAGTGCAAAAGAGGCAGCCGCAGGTATGGAAAACATGGCCTCAGCAGGTTTTAACACTAAAGAGATTTACGACTCGATGCAAGGTGTGCTTGCATTGGCTGCCGTATCAGGTGGAGATGTGGCACTTGCAGCAGAAAACAGCGCATCGGCTTTGCGTGGTTTTGGATTAGAGGCGAGTCAAGCTGGACACGTTGCTGACGTGTTCGCACAAGCCGCAGCCAAGACGAACGCAGAAGTAGCTGACATGGGCGAGGCTATGAAATACATTGCACCGGTGGCACATTCCATGGGCATCTCACTTGAAGAAACAGCCGCCGCGGTTGGTATCTTATCAGACAGTGGGATTAAAGGCTCGCAAGCTGGTACCTCTCTACGTGGGGCGCTTTCTCGTTTGGCTAAACCGACTAAGGCAATGCACGAAACTATGGATGCACTAGGATTGAGTTTTTATGACTCAAACGGAAACATGAAATCTCTAGCCGACCAAGTGAGCATGTTGAAAAATGCTTTTAAAGGATTAACGCCTGAACAACAACAGAATGCCTTAGTAACCTTATATGGCCAAGAGTCCTTATCTGGTATGTTAGCCTTAATCAGTGCAGGTCCTGACAAGCTTCGTGAGTTAACGAAGTCGTTTGAGCAGTCTGGCGGTGCAGCTGACAAAATGGCACAGCAAATGCAGAATAACTTACCATCTAAAATCGAGCAAATGTTTGGTGCGCTTGAGTCAGTGGCTATCCGCATTGGCGACAAGTTATTTCCATTGGTGGCTCCTCAAATCGAGAAGTTAACTGACTGGATTGACAAGACATTTAGCGAGGTTAACATTGGTAAGTTTATCGACAATTTAGGCAAGTATGGTCAAGTGCTTGTAAGTACTTTTAATGATGTTAAAGGTCCAGTATCAGATGCGTTTAGCGCGATTATGGACAGTCTCGACAAGTTAAATGGTAAATTTGGCAGCGCGAAAAGTGTTGACGGATTTAAACGGTCCATGCAGACGGTCGCTGATACGATTAAAGGTATTGCGAAGTTTGCGGAAAAGCACAGCGACGCAATTGCTAAATTAATCGACATGCTACCTAAACTGGTGGTCGGTTTTGCAGCCTTTAAAATTGGCAAAGGCGTGCTCAGTCCATTACTTAAATTTGGTGGGGGTCTAGCCTCAATGGCCAAAGCATCAGGTAAGCTGGTTAAAAATCTCGCTAAGCTTAAAAAGCCTAAAGTACCGAGTGTACCAAGTACACCAAGTGCGCCTACACCAAGCACACCAACCGTTCCTACAGCGCCAGACACGACTGCAGTGGATACTGCGGCCAACAGTGCACAGAGCGCGGCTGGTAAGTGGGTGCAATATGGCAAGGCACTATTTCTTGTGGGTGCTGGCGTGGCTTTAGTAGGTGCAGGATTTTGGCTTATGGCGGATGCTGCGACTAATCTAGCCAGTGCAGGTGGGGCTGCCATTGCTACATTCTTCGGCATGGTGGTAGCTATCGGAGCACTTCTCGCGGTCGTCGCTTATCTCGGACCACAGCTCTCAGCAGGTGCAGTAGGCATGCTGACCTTTGGTGCAATGGCTGTCCTAGTGGCTGCAGGTATGTGGCTGATGGCTAATGCAGCAGTACAGTTAGCCAGTGCAGGTGGCGTTGCGATTGCCGTGTTCTTCGGCATGTTCGTGGCAGTGGGCTTGCTTGCTGCAGTGTTCGCGGCTTTAGGTCCAGCCTTAACCGCTGGCGCTATTGGTATGCTAGCCTTTGGCGCGGCTATGGTATTAGTAGGGCTCGCCCTTGCAATAGCTACACCAGCACTCGAAGTATTACCGCCAGTTATTGAGGCACTCGGCACAGCCTTTGCTACGGCGGCGGAGGGTGTCGGTAACGCGGTCAACACGATTTTAGACGGCGTGTCTCAAGTAATCGACTCAATCGGTAATGGCTTGCGAAATGTATTAGACGGCATTGCTGGTGTGTTTGACAGCATTGGTAATGCAGCCCTAAACGCTGGGAAAGGATTAAAAGCAGCCGCATCTGGTCTTAAAACCATTGCAGGTATTGGCGCATGGGGTCTTACTAAGTCACTTGGAGCACTTACCGCAGGTCTAGGTTCGTTAACTGCCCACAGTGGCGCGTTACAAGAGTTAGGCAGCGGCATGCAGACACTTGCTACTGCGACTATGATGCTCGGAGCGGGCGTGGCGGTGTTTAGCGTCTTATCTAGTGCAATCATTAGTGTAGGTAGCGCGATGCAAGTCATGTCAGGCAACTTTACGACTTTTACAGGTCAGCTTACAAACTTAGGCGCTAACATCATGGTGGCTGTTCCACCGTTTATGGTGCTAGCCAATGCAAGTACGCAGTTAAGTGCGACCTTGTTGGCTAGCATGGTCGGCATCACGATTTTTGCTAGCGCCTTGATGACGCTTGTCGGTATGGCAGGCATTGCTGGCGCGGCTGTGATGATGCTAGCTAGTGGCATCGCCTCAATCGGTGGTGCAATTGGCGCTTATACAGGCGCAATCACGACTGCGATTGCTATAACAATGTTGTTAGGTGCAACCTCTCAAATGGTAGCTGCCTTAGTCGTGGCAAGCTTTACCACTGGTATGGCGCAAGCGACTGCTGCGGTTACCGCTGGCATGGCACAGATGACCTCCGCCTTTAGTAGTGGTATGGCCACTGCTTTAAGTATCGTTACCGCTGGCAGTGCAGCAATTGTCTCTGCATTTAGCGGTCTAGCTGGTCAATTAAGGGCAGCTGGCTCATATGCGATGGCAGGTCTGACAGCTGGGCTTGCCAGTGGTGCAGGCGCGGCAATCGCACAGGCGCGGTCTATCGCCAATCAAATCGCCTCTACTATCCAAGGGGCGCTTAAAATCCACTCACCGTCTCGAGTGATGATGCAAATCGGGGACTTCGTTGGTCAGGGCTTGGCTAAAGGTATCGAGGGCACCAAACGCATGGTGCAGTTATCAAGTAGTAAGCTAGCCGACCAAGTCAAACCAAAACCTCTAGGCGGTGAGGGCCCAGACTTTGACCCAGGCGATATGGGTTACACGATGACGCTTGATGATCGTAACAAGATGCAAGCAAGCGGCACACAAGCTGTGTACGTCAACCAAAAACAAGTAACGCCGCAAGTAACGTTAAACGTAACCAATAATAATGGCGAGCCTATTGATACAGATGCGCTCGTTGCTAAAGTTGAGGACGCCATTATTGCTGCGGCTGAGTCAGATTTAAGTTAGGAGGTGGTGCGCTTTGGCCATACGCTTTTACTTAGAGATTGCTGGCAAGCGGTATGTTTTGCCAGTCAATCCAGAGTCTATCAAAATGGACATTCCGAGTAATAATCAATCTAATGAGGTCGTCAAGCTTGGCGAGATTACACAGCTCGCAGTTAACGGCCTTAAATCCTTAAGCTTTGATAGCTTCTTTCCCACTCAGGAGGGGAGCTACATCAACGCTGACGGAGACCAAACGCCACCGCAAGAAATGGTGGACAGAATTGAAAAAGCCATGAACGATAAAAAGCCCGTGCGCATTATTGTGACGGGCACCTCAATTAATATGTTGGCATCTATTGATAGCTTTGAGTGGGAAATCAAGGATGCCACGAATGACTATTATTACTCAATCACTTTTAAAGAGTATCGCGAATATGGAGCTAAACTGCTAAAGACAGCCCCTAAAGCGAAACCTAAACCGAAACCAGCGCCACGACCCGCGCCGACTCAAAATATCACGGTCGGCTGTAAGGTCATTGTCAACGGTCGACTGCATCGGGATAGCTATGGCACAGGACCCGGTCAGACGGAGGTCAATGCGACGCGTATCGTAAACATTATTGTTAAGCGCCCCCGACCTGGGCAGAATTATCCTTATCACGTGGCCACGCTTAATGGTGGCTGGCGCGGCTGGGTCAGCAAGGGAGCGTTGAGGCGAATATGAGTATTACAGTCAAAGTAACGCTTAAAAGTGGTGCGCAGTATGACTTATCTGAAATTATTAGTGAGCCTGAATGGTACACGAGTATTGACGGCCAACCTGGTAAGTTTACCTTTAAAATCCTCGACGACCCGAACGTGTTTTACAAAAATGGCGATATGATCGAGTTTAGCAATGGTGGCAAGACTTATTTTAAAGGTAAGATTTTTAAACGCCAGAAAACCAAGGACGACCTCTGGCAGATTACTGCGTATGACAATCTGCGCTACTTACAAAACGAGGATACAATCGTGTTTGATGCCTCTACTGCAGCCGAGCGCTTTAAACGTATCTGTGAGACACAAGGCTTGCCTTACAAGATAGACATGGCACCCGGTTATAAGTGCGCAGCGGTCGTGGCTGACGGCAAGACTTACTTCACTATGCTAGATGAAGCTTTGCAGGAAACAAGGCGCGCGGCGAATGACAGCCGGTACACGTTTTATGATGACGCAGGCACAGTTAAGTTTGTGGCGCTGCAAGAATTAAACACGCCTCTATTACTTGGCGATAAGTCCTTAATCAGTGACTACGACTATGAGTCCAGCATTGATGAGGCTTTTAACGCGATTAAGGTCGTGCGCGAAAACGAGAAAAAGAAAACGCGTGAGGTCTACGTGGCGAGTGACAGTAAGACTATAGGTGAGTGGGGCAAGCTGCAAAAAGTCGAGAAAGCCAATGACGCAGACCTGAACGCCCAGCAGTTGCAACAGATGGCCAAGGATAAGCTACGAGAGCTTAACGTGGTCGGTGTTACTTTCAAACTGGATAGCGTGGGCGATTTTAGGATACGCGCAGGCAATAGCTTTAATCTTGTGCTAGAGGATATGCGACGCGAGTGGGGGCGTACCCAGTGCGTGGTACTGGTCCACAGCTGCACGCATCGTTTTAGCCCCGTGCATACCATGAGCTTAGACGTGGAGGTGGTCCATTAGTGGCTGGCGAAAAACTTGCAAAATTAATTAAACAACAAAAGCCCAGTGCAGGTAGCTTAACTGACCTGATGTATGGCGTGGTTACGAGTACATCGCCCCTAAAAATTAGAGTGGACAGTCGTTTTGAAGTCGGCGCTGCGCATCTGGTTTTGTCTCAAATGGTGCGCCGATTGGTCGTGCGTACTAGTGACGGGGCCAGCGTCGAGGTGTTCCGTGACCTCGTGCCAGGTGATACGGTGCGACTGTTAAGGGTATCCGCTGGGCAGAAATTTTATGTGTTAGAAAGGGCGTGAGAATATGGACGATATAGAGTTAGAGCTTGATGCGTCGAAAACGTACCGCGTGTTAAACGGTCGCGTGGTCGGCTGGATAGATAATAAGCAGGCACTCAGGCAGGCGATTGAGAAACTGCTACACACCGAGCGCTACATGTATGAAATCTATACAGATGAGTACGGTATCGAGCTGCAGGCGTTGATTGGCGAAAACTTTGATCTAGTTGAGGCGGAAATCGGGCGCATCATTAAAGAGGCGCTTTTAGCCGATGACCGCATCGTTAGCGTGGAAAATATCCAAGCGACCAAGCTAGACAGCACCTCGCTATTAATTACATTTAGCGTGGAGTCCATTTTCGGCACGCTCGCTTTTGAGGAGGTGGTGGCTTAATGAACCCCGAAGAAGTTGGACAATTTTTAGAAAGTAAAACTTATGACTATTATTTAGAACAAGCCTTGAGCCAAGTGCCCGAGGACATCGACAAGCGCGAGGGCTCAATTATCTATGATGCGCTGGCACCGGCTTGCTACCAACTCGCCTTGTTTACGTTTGACTTAAAAAACGTGTTACTCAATGCGTTTGTGCAGACGGCCGTGGGTAGCTACTTGGATTTAAAAGCAGAAGAGCACGGTATCAAACGCATCCCAGCCACGCAGGCTTATGTTAAAGGCGTGTTTACGGACTCAAGTGGAGCAGCGTACAAGCTTCTTAACGAGGGCGACCGATTTAGTAGTATCGGAGAGGACCCTGTTTATTATGACGTGGTTAACCAAATCAGCGAGGGCACGTATACACTAAAATGCGAGGTCACTGGCTCGGTTGGGAACCAATACATCGGCCAGTTGCTACCGATTGACCACTTTAATGGTTTAGGTGGCGGCAAGATTACCGAGGTTACTATTCCAGCGCGTGACGAAGAAGATGACGAGTCACTCCGAGCGCGCATCTTAAAGACGTATGAGGTCAATCAATACGGTGGTAACATTGAGGATTATATACGGTTTACCTCGCAACAAGAGGGCGTCGGCGCGGTGCAAGTCTATCCTGCCTGGAATGGTGGCGGAACGGTCAGAGTCGTGTTGCTAAACAGCGCTTTTGAGGTTCCTAACGGCGCTTTAATCAATAAGGTACAAGAAGCCCTTGACCCGCATAACGCACAGAAAGGCTACGGTGTGGCACCAATCGGTCATTTAGTAACCGTGGCCGCACCAAGTAAGCGAACCATTGACATCAGTTTACATGTAGACACGGAAGTCGGTACATCCTTAAGCACGGTGCAGCCTTTAATTAAAGAGGCGATTGAGGCGCACTTTTTATCGATACGCAAAAACTGGAGCAGCCACAACGAACTCTACCAATACAGTCAAACCGTGTATCGCTCACAACTGATTGCTGCTATTTTAAAAGTGGCAGGTGTGGCAAACGTGAGCAATCTACGGCTAAATGGTAGAGATGCTGATGTCGTCTTAACCTTTACTAATGCTTTGCAAGAGTGTGCGTTTGTCGGGCAGGTGACTTACACATGATCACCTTATTAACATTAAAAGAGCTGCTCCCTAGCTGGTACACGGGTCTTTTAGAGTTTGAGACGCTGATGCAAATCGAACAGCACTTATTAGAGGACCTCGTGGCCAGTATCGAGCGTGCGCAAGGTAACTTGTACGTATCGACTGCAGATAGTGAGACGATTGCACTTTACGAGCGTATGCTACGTATTACGCGTCAGTCAGATGACACACTGGACATGCGACGCTTTAGGGTCTTGACTCGGCTATCTAGTCAGAAGCCGTACACGATACGCTATTTGACTGAGGTGTTAAACAGTATCGGCGATAACATCAGTGTTAACTGCGTGTATGATGAGTACACTTTAATCATTAACAGCGTGTTTGAGCGCAGAGGGCAGATGGCTGATGTGGATTATTTAATCCGGACGATTGTCCCAGCCAATCTGCAAGTGGACGTCCGTAACGTGCTGCGGACCAATGCGGCCAATCTGAAATTAAAACAAGTAGCAGCCTTGACTAGTGATGAGGTGATTTACATTACCCATGACTTTACGAGTCAACAACGTACGCAGCAGGTCTTGGTCGCAGCAGCTGCTAACGTAGCTGTCGGGCAAGCTACATTGACGCAGGACTTTAAGACTGGCAAAAGAACAACAGCTAAAGCAGTCGTTGGTGGTGGCTCGACGACTGTTGCTACACTAACAAGTACACAAGATTATAAGTCTGCACTTACTACCTCAGACACGTTAGACACTGCTGGAGGGGTAGTAACGGCAGACTTTTATACTATCGATTAAGGAGTGAGTAGAGTTGGAATTAAACCAATCAGTAATTACTAACAAGGGGCGCACGTTGATGGCCAAGCTGTTATCAGGCCGTGCGACTGCTACCTTTACAAAAATCTCAATTAGCTCAACGGTCTATGCTCAAGGTAACTTGTCTGGGCTAACTGTATTAACTAACGTTAAGCAGACAGCTACCTGTCAAGCTAAGCCTAACAATGGGGCTACGGTCAGCGTGGAGGCAGCGTTTAACAATACTGGTCTTACAGCAGGCTATGATGTCAATACAATCGGTGTTTACGCCACAGATCCTGATGAGGGCGAGATTTTATATGCAGTAGCCACAGCTAAGCAAAATGGCTACATGCCTGCAGATACCGGAGTGAGTAAAACAGGCTTAACTATCACCTTTTACACAGAGGTCGGTAATGCAAGCCAAGTTAACTTAACGGTTGAGCCTGGGGCTGTAGCAACCAAGTTAGATGTTAAAAATCTACAAGCCAATATTGAGGACCTACAAGGCTTTGTCGGTTACAATGATGCTGACGTCTACGGTGTTGAGGTCGACATGGTCAACAAGACCTTTAAACGTTTAGCCGGTGCGGTTAATCGTACACCTGGGGTTGGCTTTGACACGATTAATGCGTTTGGAGGTCGTAAGCGTTGCATCCTAACCAACGAGGGCAAGGTCGTCGCTTATTATGGCGAGACTGGCTATACCGAGACTGGGGCACTCTTACAACAGGTGCAACGTGGCGCGGATACATTCCCGGTCGAGACGAAAGTACAGGTCATGGTGGAACAGCCTTTATTTTATTACAAGGTTAGCCCTATCGAGCTTGAACCAATTGCAGATGGTAAGGGGTACCACCACCGCAAGGGTCGTTATTATGTATCGGATAAACCAAAAGCAGGTTTTAAAATACATCCTGCTTTTATTGTAAATGGAGCTGTTAAGGACAAGATTTACTTGTCCGCGTATGAGGGCTCACTTTATGACGTATCAGCTAACGCGTATATTTTAAATGACGAACAAGTGGCTGACTTTAACAATGACATGTTATCCAGTATCGCTGGGGCTAAGCCTATCAGTGGTGCGACACAAGATTTGACACGTGCGAATGTTCGCAAGCTTGCACAAAAGCGAGGCGCAGGCTGGCAACAAGCTTATGCGGCTACTTTCGCAGCCACGCAGTTATTGTTTTTAGTCGAATATGCTACATTTAATATGCAAAGTGTTTTAGGAGACGGGGCTGTGTTTAAAAAAGATGACCAGACCTCTAATATGGCTGAGCCTACGGGAGGAACGACCAACCTCGGCAATAAGTCAGGTAACGCCCAAACGCGTAATGATATCCAAGTTGTATCCTATAGAGGTGAAGAAAATCTATATGGTAACATCTGGGAATTTATTGACGGCATGAACGTTATCGCTAACGGCGTGCACGCTATGTACATCGCCGACCATGATTTCGCGGAAAAACAAAGCGCAGGCGCTTATAAGGATTGCGGCTTTACTTTAGCCAATACGAATGGCTATGTTAGCGCTTTTGGCTATTCAGCTGATTGCGATTGGTTATTTGTGACGTCTGAAACGAAAGGTAATTCGAGCGTTCCGGTCGGTGATAATTTCTGGCAAAACTATGCCGCTACTGATGATGGCGGATGGCGTGCGGTCCGTGCTGGTGCGTATTGGGGCAATGGCGCTCTCGCAGGTGGTTTCTGCTGGCATGTGTACGGTGGGTCGGGTTGGCGGTACCGCGACTCGTCGGGGCGCCTCGTGTTTGCAGGATAAAATAACACTTTTTTAAAAAAAGAGGAGGAGAAAGCATGATTGAACATGGTACAGTAGAGAGTACGGTCAAACCTGAGCCACTCACAATTGACGAGTACAGCGTTTGGGTGGCTACGGACATCAAGGATGTGAAAACAGAAGAATTTGAGGGCTTTAGCTACACGCTCACACAATACTCAAAGGACGGGTACATTTTAGAATTGGCTGCGCGCGATACAGCTAAAGCAGATGCACTGATGGAGTTATCAGAAATGGTCGCAGTAATGGCAGGAGGCGAGTCGAATGGTTAACTTTTTTGTCTACCAAATCATTGACGATCGTTGCACGTTAAACGACATCCACAAGTTATGGCGCGCAAAAGTGCAAGCGCGCTTGACAGAATTAGGCCTTGACGATAATGGTCGACCACTACCTACAGATACTGATGATGAGGGGCAAGCTGAATAGGCTTGTCTCTTTTAATTTACAAGGTAGGTGGCAGTATTGGAGATTTTAGTTGATATTTTAACCAGGTCCTATGAGATTGCCTTGCCTGTGTTACTCGGCTATATTGTATGGCTTTTAAAAGAGCAGCGGCGTAAGGCAGACCTTGAGGACAAGAAACGTGAGGACAATAGCAAAGGCACAATGCTATTGTTACGCGTTAAATTAATCGAGTATCATGACGAGTACATGCGAAAGGGATGTATCAGCAGTTATGCGTATCAAAACTTTTGCGAGATGTACGAGGTCTATCATGCTTTAGGCGGAAATGGCATGATAACGAAAATGATGCACGAGATTGATGAATTACATTTAAATCATGGAGGTAATAATGATGAAAATTAATTGGAAAGTACGCGTGAAGAATAAAGTATTTTGGTTGTCAATCATTCCTGCGGTGTTGCTACTCGTTCAAGCGGTGGCAGCACCGTTTGGTTATACGCTAAACTTTGATGCACTTGGCAAGCAGTTAGCTGAGATTGTAAACGCTGCTTTTGTCGTGTTGGCCATTTTAGGGGTAGTGGTCGACCCTACGACTCACGGCGTTAACGACAGCACGAATGCACTTAACTATGATCAACCTAAAAAGGAGGATGATTAATATGCGTACAGACACGCCACAGGTAGGCTATGCACCATATCGTCAGGTGCATGCTCATAGTACTGGCAACCGTAACAGTACCGCACAAAATGAAGCGGACTACATGCAGCGCAAGGACCTTAATAATGGTTATTTTACGCACGTTGTAGGCAACGGTCGTGCGATTCAAACGGCGCCAACTAACCGAGGAGCATGGGACGTAGCAAAATGAAGTGCAAGTATTTAGAAGAAATGGCAAGAATACTCAATATAAAAATTGCACTTTTTTACTATGCTAAGGATAAAAACCTTAGTACTCAGGGTTAATTGCTTTGAAAGCCTAAAGTTTAACTTGCTACAACGTAACCAGAAATGGTAAGCGTGATATGCTAAAAAAAGTTAAAATATATGGCAGTTTAGCAGGCAATCTCCTAAATATTATTACATGGAGAAGCTTCAACGACTATCTCATTGCGTGAGAGTAAAGCCGCAAGCCAATGGCGGAAGAAAAATCCTGCACCTAATGGGTAAAGCCAAGGTGAAGAAATAGTCTAGTCTAATGTGAAAGCATTAGCAGTTCGTAAGAGAACGCTCTATATTTTGCGAATATAGAGGAATACAAACGGGGGCTCCTGGAATGCGGAAACCTACGCCGCAGTTGAACTTATTGAGTCGCACAAGACTAAAGATGAATTTATGCGCGATTACAAGATTTATGTGGGCTTGCTGCGTGACTTAGCTAAACAAGCCGGCATTCCAACGACTTTAGATACTGGAGATTTAGCCGGTATCAAAACACATGACTACTGCACGCACCACCAACCTAACAATGGCAGTGACCACGTGGACCCATATCCATACTTAGCTAAGTGGGGCATTAGCAAGGAGCAATTTAAAAAGGATATCGAGCAAGGGGTTGCTCAAAA